GCATTTTTATACTCTTGCTGTGGATGATACCGGAAAGGCTTCTCTTCGAACAGCAGACGAAACTGATATTGATAGTAGTTTAACTACTGTCGATGCTAGCTTACTTACCACCAGACCTAAACGAACAGGTTATACTGGATACCTAATAGGAGACGGTGTGCCTCCTAACGGTAGTGAATTTGGTCATGGAATAACGTTCCCCATTAATGCTACAGACGGGGATTACTTTTTAAGGACTGATATGTTACCTAATAGATTATTTAGGTATGACGGCGCAAGATGGATTCGCAAAGAAGACGCAGTCCGCACTACATTAACTAATACAGACACTAGAAATACTCAGAAAACTGGTTTTATTAACAACGATACCAAAACTGGGACTAATTTTATTACATCTGATATTGTTACATTCACAAGTCAAACATTTGTTTATCTAACTACTGAAGATTATTCGGCAGGGATGTATGCTACCGCTACAAAAGGTTCATCAATTATTCCAACAGTTAACGTTACAAATGTCGGCGGGAAAGCTCAATTAAATTTCAGTGAACTAGTATCGTCCGGTGAACAAGTCGAGTGGAAGCTGTATTCAGGGTCAGTTGCTCAGAAACAAGCACTAAGCAAAGCACTAAAACCTAAGGCAGATTTATAATGCAATTTTTTTATGACGGGCAAATAAGAAGATACTTACTTCAAGTAATTCGTTTAATGAGTAACTTTGTTGTTAAGTACGGTGACGGAACATTAGTTAGAGTTCCGGTAATGTACGGCGATGCAGATAGGCAAGCAGCAAGTGTTATTAAACAAAACTCTGAAAATACTGTGCTATCTGCTCCAAGAATTAGTATCTGGATCAATGAGTTAGAGCTTGACACTAATAGATTAGCTGACAGTAGTTATGTGGGCAAAGTACATATTAGAGAACGAGCAGTTGACGATATCACAGGCGAATATCTTAATACACAAGGCGACAATTATACTGTTGAACGCTTAATGCCGACTCCGTATAAACTAAGTTTAAAGGTTGATATTTGGAGTGCAAACACAGACCAAAAATTACAATTACTTGAACAAATATTAATGTTGTTTAATCCAAGTTTAGAAATACAAACAACAGACAACTATATTGACTGGACTAGTTTAAGCGTCGTTGATTTAACTGGAATTACTTTTAGTTCAAGGTCTATTCCTGTAGGAACTACCAATGAGATTGATGTTGCTACGTTATCGTTGTCAACACCTATTTGGATTAGTCCGCCTGCTAAAGTTAAACGTCTTGGAGTTACTACCAGCGTTATTGCTAGTATTTTAGGATCTGTTGGAGATCCAGAATCAGGGTATATCGACGGTCTCGGTGTTGATCCAATGACCGGGTACAATGTTCCGTCGGATCCACTTTTTGCTCAGGCTATTACTATAGGAAACTATGATATCGAAGTGTCTGAAGGATCTATTAGATTAATTAGCAATGAAGGAAATTATCTAGCTTGGTCTATGTTAATAGAACAAAATCCCGGATCATACCAATCGGGATTGAGCAGAATTTACTTGCGACAACCTGATGGAACATATGTTGTCGGCAACGTAACAATAAATCCGTTAGATGGAACTATAATGGCTGTAAATTGGGATGCTGATACATACCCAACTAACACAAGTATTAATTCAGTGCATAGAGACAGCAGCGGAACATTTGATGCAATAATTGACCCGCAACGAACGAAACCAACTAATGTTGTTGAAGGCACACGATATCTAATATTAGAGGATATCGGTGGAGGATTTAAAGATAAATTTACCGCGGATAGGTCTATACAACGAATTAATACAAACGTATTACACAGAAAAGTAAATGATCATAAAGTGTTTGTTAACGGGGTTGAGGTAGGCAGCGGCAATATAAGAATTCCTGATAATATTGATACCGGAAACTACGTTATTATTTTAGATAATATCGCTCAAGCAAATGACGAAATCGAATACATTTTATATGTAAACGAAGATGGACCCGATGCTTGGAAAAACAATGACGGATCCGACTTTATTGCAGAATCTAATGATATCATTGAGTGGGACGGCGCAGCATGGCAAGTGATTTTTAGTGCAAAAGAACATGCAGATTCTTTAATATATCTTACAAATATTTTTTCCGGTACTCAATACAAATGGAATGGTATTAATTGGGGTAAGAGTTTTGAAGGTGAATACCGTCGAGGGGAGTGGAGACTTGAGCTCTAAAGATCGTATTGTTTGTAGTGGTGCGTTATTTTATTCTAAATTAACTAAACGATTTTTGTTGCTGCAAAAAGCATCAGGAAAACACATTGGAACATGGAGTTTAGTTGGCGGTACTAATGAAGATCAAGAAACGCCTTGGGAAGGCCTTCAACGAGAAATTAAAGAAGAAATTGGATCTATACCAGCTATATTAAAAACTATCCCGTTAGAAACATTTGTCAGCAACGATACAGTGTTTTCATTTCATACTTACCTATGCGTAGTTAATCAAGAATTTGTACCTGTGTTAAGTTTAGAACATAGCGGGTGGGCTTGGACTACAATGGAATATGCGCCTAAGCCATTGCACCAAGGGTTAAAAAATAGCTTTAATAATAAGGCGGTTAGATCGAAATTGCAAACAGTATTTGAAGTTATTGACTTAATTTAATTAAGCAAATGTAGCATTTAATGTATACCATTGTGATGCTGAAAAACATACAAATTCTAAAGTAGATAGTGTAGCTAAATCAAATCCCACGTTAAGACCAAGTGTATTAATTTGTGCGCTGACATTAGGATATACTTTAATATTTACTGCGGTGCTATTTCTAATAATAATCTTATGTCCCGCAGTTCTATAAGGTAATATAACGCCTGCATTAGCTGCACCAACTGTAACGTTTATTATATCGGTACTTATGACAAATGCAGTACCTTGTGTAGTACCTGCCGCAGTAACGGCGTTATTCGCAGAAAATGTACTAGTACTACTACCCTGAATACCACCAACAGTCATAATATTAGTGCTTGGGTTATAAGTAAATTCAGCAAGTGAATCTTGCAATATTCCGTAGTTGCCGGTGGTATTAACCGTAGTATTAAGAAACGGCATTTTAAATGCGCTACTAGTTGAAGAAATCGTAGCTGTAACAGCGGATGCTCCACTTCCACCGGCATCAACCCAAGATAAATTTCCTGCACTGTCAATTGACAATAATTGTCCAGTGGTACCAGTTGATGCTAGCACCTCTCTCCACTGGACCGTAGTGCCATTAGTAGCTAAATTCTTGTATAGACGATCAGTGGTAGGGTTATACCACTCATCGCCTAACGTGCTTGCGACCGGTTCACTTATAGAGACTGTGTGCTTTAAAGATTCTCTGCTGGCCATCAGGCTCTCCTAAAATTAAGCCTGAGCTTCCGTCCAACCAATACGACAAGCTAAGTTTGCTGTACCTGTAGTTGCAATATTTCTTGCAGTAATTACTAGTACGTCTGGACCTGTTGGGAATCCAGGATTTACTGAATTTCCGTCTCCGCTCAACAAACTTGTTCCAAGATCACGAACTCTATTCAAGTCATATGTTGTAGTAGAGTAGTTTGTGCCGCCTGCGTTTTCAGTATAGAAACCAAACACACGATCACCACCTGTTACACTGCCTGTTGAAGTAACAGCAGAAGTAGCATAAGTCTGTGTATTATCAAAGTAGATAACCTGTGCTAGTGAGCCTGAACCAACTGGTACGTTTTGCCAAGTATTAGGTAAACTAATGCCAGTATATGACATTGCGGTAGGATTTAAAATACCTTCAATCAAGAACTGACCTTGTGAAATAATACCCAACTGTGACAGTGTTAACTGCATACGGTTAATAATTTCTCTGATACCAAAGTTTCTTCCGTTACCAGAGTCAACACTTGGAGCAATACGTATTGCAATCAATGGTCTAGCAGTTGCGCCTGAAGCTACTGCCAAGTATCTGTTCATACCAGCTGTAAAGATGTATGACTTATCATCATCGTAACGACCGTCCATAATAACAGAAACACCCCAGTGACTTACAATTGGAGCACAGTTGTTATAGATAAAACTAACACTGACTTGCGCACCACCTACGCCACCTGAGCCAACATCAGGCGTAAACGTTACGGCTGAAGCACTGCCGCCTAAGTTATAAGCTGTGGAGCTCCATGCGCCTGATACACTAAGCGCTGCAATTGCGTAGGTAGTTCTGCGAGTTAAGCCGGTTAATCCCCAACCTTTCGCTGTGGCATTGTATGCAGTTTTTCCGGTGTAACGAATTACTTCACTACCTGTACCATCTTGTACTAGCACATAACCGCTGTCTGGCCAATGTTGTGCATCTTTAACATACATAGTAGTATCAGCACTTCCTAATGCTCCGCCGTACGTGCCGGCGGCGCCTGCTACTAATTTACTATAATACCCCCAGGTAGCTGTTTCATATCGTGCTGGTAAGTTACCAGAACGCATATAAGCACTTGTGTTTACGTTGTTGTTAGGTATTCTATGGCAGTAAATAATCTCGCCATTTACACCTCTAAATCCAAAACGGATATGTCCAGCGCCGTACCATGTGTAGTCAATGTAGGCCATCTGCATTTTTGCTTGATCGATGTTGTACCCGCTAGGGCCAGTGCCGTCACATCGATCCATATTCCACTGACTTTGCGGAATCTTGTATGTTTGTACTTTTAAGTATTTGACGTTGGATAGAGTAGGACCTTGATACTGTGGGTTGATATACATTACAGTATCGCTAGCAATACCTTGAATTTCGTACGATTGACCTTTAATAACAACCTGATCGCCTGCAATAAATTGCTCTCTAAATCGAGTATTTGAACCCGTTACAGTTCCGCTATTTAATGTGACGTTAACTACACCGTACTGTTCACGAATAGTTTGTCTACGGCAGGCAAAAAGTTGCTTACCATCATACTCAAAGAAGAATCCGTTTTGGTTATCATACAATCCCGAACGAATAGCAGCACCATCCCAATTAATACAAGTAATCTGTCCTGAATCGCCGCCCGGTGCTGTATCGCTTGATGTTCCGCTAGCAACGTATTGGAATTGTTTAGTGCTAGTAACTGCTGAAACTACGTAGGTACTGCCGCCACGAACACCTCGGCCGTTATAGAAATTAGCAGAGCCTGTATTAATTTCAACGTTTTCTACTAGTAAAACTGCGCCAACTTGTAAGTTATGATCTTGTAAAGTAGTAACTGTAACAGTTACACCTGAACAGGTAATCACTTGAATGTCATACGTCGGAGTCATTTTTAGACCCGTACTAAACTGCATAGCTTTACCAGATTGGTAACGGAAATATCTACGTGTCTGACGAATTTGTTGTACACCTACAGAGTTACCACCTGGGGTAATACTTACACCGCCGTCTAGCGATCTGTGTTGCACGTAGCCTTCTGGACTAACTGTTAATCTAGCACTACCTAAAGTGATAGTGGTTACTACGCTGGCACATGTAAATTGAAACTGTGTTGGGCTTGTAACTGTAGTGACTACCCAAGTTCCGTTAATGCCGGTAGTAGTAGCATTGATAATTTGAATCGGAGCGCCAGGAAACAATCCATGTCTATTAGAGGTGTTTACTGTAATTACAGATTGCGCTGCGCCCGAGCCTGAGGCTGAGCTTAAAGTAATTGCAGCGCCATTATAAATACCACCGCCATAGATAGTAGTTGAGTTAGCATCATATACTGATCCGTTAACTACCCCTTTAGCAATATAGGTAAATGTACTAGCACCAGTAACCGTAACGGCAAATGTACCTTCTGTTAACTGATTAAATGTTTCTTGCACACTTACAATATCTCCAGTGACAAGGCCATGGCTTCCGCTAACTGTAACTGATATTGTAGAACGAGGGCTTACGTTGTTACCACTAACTGCTGTAACAACAAAACTGTTGCCGCCAGTGCCTCTTGAATAAAAACTAGGATAGTTTTGAACTAGTGTTAAGGATTCCCATTTACTTGGCTGTACTGAGTATTCAAAGTCAGTATCCATTAGCGACTGCGGTGTTGACACTCGCATCTTTTGCACA